TGCCTCGTATCGGTCAGTAATCCCTCGATCCTCCAAGCCGCAGCCCATCCCTTGGTCGTGGTACTCAACCTGCGTATCGTCGAGAATTGAGCGGATTTCTGACAGTCGATCATTGATAACCGGCTCCACTCCCGCTGCGGCGGCTGGCTCTGCCGCTTGCTGAGATAGGAGGGCGATAGCCTCATCAACCTTGCGCAAATCGTCATCGCTTGGCCGTGGCTTGCGTCCGCCAAATCCCTCAAACATTCCTTCGGCATCGTTCTGCAATTTGACGTATGACCTCGCCACTTCCAGCACTTGCTTCATCTGTTCGTTCATCTCGTCTCCCCATCCTTCTGTGTTTGGCCCCGCTATTGGGGCCGGTGATCGCCTGTGCTAACCTAGTTTCATCTCGCCGCGCCTGTTGGCGTTTTCTGTTCTCCAGGCGTCCAGTGTTGCTTGTGCTGCGACCATGCCCCAGCGGTTGTACTCGTCCTTTTCGATTGCTTCGCGCATGGCGTCGAGGTGGGCTTTGTACTCTTCGCTTGCGTAGGCTTCGCGCTCTTGGGCGGCCAGCGGCTTCTCCAGGTGCTTCTGCATCTCGTTGGATTTCACGGTCTTTCTGTACTCTTCCAAATAGACGCGTTCCGCCTTGGCCTTGGCTGCCTTCGATGCGTTGGTTCGCAGATAATCCAATGCGTTTTCGGCTTGTTGATCGGTAATCATTTGATTTCGATCCTGTCCTTTGCCACGATTCGCGCACCAGGAACTTCGTATCCTTCTTCCAGTGCTCGATTGATCAGCGCCTTGTCTGGTTCGTATTTGGCCGGAATTTCGCGCAAGTAGTCTTGTGGAAGCTGCTTCTCGTCCCAAACCTCCACGCTCTTATCGCGTTCCTTGTAAAGCTTGACCTTGAACGTCGCATCAGGAGATTCAATCGCCGTCGTTCCAGTCAATTGCATGGTGGACTTGAGAGATTCCTTCACGCGTTCGGCATTGCGCTCCATTGACGCCAGCTTCTTCCGCATTGCATCGATGTGATCCTTGACCATCTTTACCTGTGCCTGCGTGTGCAAGTAGAAGCCAGCGCAGCCAAGTGGATTGCGTTTAACGAGTAGATCAAGCGGGTAATCCGCTCCGATCTCGCCAGTCTCCGGATCGACGTGCAACTCGGCGATTATTTCCTTCGCCCCACGATAGAGAACGATTTCCATGGTTCACCTCAAAATGGCACGTCCGAATTTACAAACCGCTCAGGCGTAGAGAACTCCTGATCCTGATAGTCTTGCCGCTGCCTTGGCTGTTGTGCGCCGTTATCCTGCTTGGGTCCGCTGCCCAGCATCTGCATGCTGTCAGCAATGATCTCTGTCGTGTAGCGCTCTACGCCGTCTTTGTCGGTCCATTTGCGCGTTGTAAGCTTGCCTTCGACATAGACTTGCGAACCCTTCTTCAAGTACTGGCCGACGACCTCGGCAAGCTTCCGGTAGAAGGTGCAGCGATGCCACTCGGTCAGCTCTTTCTTCTCGCCGCTGTTCTTATCTTTCCAGCTTTCCGTGGTGGCGAGGGTGATGTTGGTAACTGCATCTCCATTCGGCATGTATCGGGTTTCCGGATCGCGTCCAAGGTTGCCCACGAGAATTACTTTGTTGACTGATGCCATGAATTACCCCTTTTTGAGCTCTTGCATTTTTGCGTTGAAATGCCCCGCATAGAGGCGCTTTTGATCTTGCGAGAGGGAGTTCATTACTTTGGTCAAGCCTGTAACGTCCTTCGCAGCATTCATCTGCGCAATGATTTCCGCATCTGGTTCTGGTCCATCAACACGATCCTGCGGAGGTTGCTGCGGTCGCGCTTGACGCGGTGCGACTTCGTGTGTGTTCGCGTCGGCGTCGTTATCGCCCTCGGTCGGAATGCAAAAAGTTTGCATGGCAGCGTATTTGTAGGCGGCAGACATGGCTTTATTGGTCGCCTTGTCTGCGCTATCCATCGCCTCGCCGTAGGTCTTGATCGTGTGCCTTGATCCATCCGACGCGGAAACAATGTCGAACTCTGCTTCTACGGTCACATAGAAGAGAACACCACCCTTGGCGGTTGTGCGCTCTGCAACGTCGCGGGACAGTACACGCGGGAGAATCACAAGCTGGTTCTCGGCCAAAACAGGGGCGAGGGCGTTATACACGTCATCAATGCCGCGAAACTTGTAGCCCTGCTGTTGATTGTTTCGACTCTTGCTTATTCCATCCTGAGCCATTTTTGCCGACACTGCGGCAATCTTCTTGTACACGTCCATGGTCTGCATAATTTCCCTCGTTTCGGTTGCGCCTATTGTTAAATCCAAGTTCCCGTTCTGCTGCCTCAAACACTTCTGCCGATAAGTAGTCGCGTAGATTGCTCAGTGACGACCACAGGTAAAAACTCAACTCGTCCTGCTCTTGCTGTTGCTGCCAGTCCGCTCCACTCACAATCGCCTCCTTATCCACCTCCACAGCCTCATGATCTTCCCCATCAAGCATGTCGGTGTGCGAGTCATTGCTTCGTTACCTGCTTGTCGAGAACCCAGCGGCTGCCACCTGGAGCATTGCGGAGGAATTCAGCAGCCTTGAGCCACTGGCGACGGTTGTGACGCACTGCCGTCGGGTCCAGGTAATCAGCCTTGGGGAAAATTGCGACAGCGCGTTTGATCATCTCGATGTTCATGTTGCCTCCTTGAATTGGTTAGTTATTTGTTGCGCTCTATGAGCATGGCGTCGGCGACAGCGTAAGCGGCAGCAGCCAGAATTTCGTTCTCTGCGCTAGGCCCACTTCCAACAGTCCATGATCCAGATGCGATCAGTGGGGCCAGCGCCATCGCTGCAAAGTGATCCCGAACACTAAGGCCCGTTGATGAAGATTCGAGACGCGCAACAATCTCGGCATTCATACTGCGATTGTTAGCTTTTGCCGCCTCAGCAATCTTGTCGCGCATGCCTTCTGGAAAACGCACAACGAACTGATCTGCCAACCGACTTGGGGGAATCTGTTTTTTCTCAGTCATAACGATCTGCTTTGGCCCTTCGCTGGAAATTAGGTCATCTAGCGTGCAGTTCAACGCATCAGCCAACTCCTGCAGCCTCTCAACACGCAGACCTCCGCCAGCCTCCCATTTTTGAATGGCTTGCGGGGTAACTCCCATCATGCGAGCCAGCTCAGATCTATTCAGACCGGCGATTTCACGCAATGTGATAATTCTTTCCCCAAGCTGCATCTCGCTCATCTCAATCCTCCACTACCGTCAAATGTCCGTGATCCCTGCAGTGCGAAAATCCACTGTTACCCGGCCCGAATCCCCTCCCACACTGGGAACACCAGACCATCGGGAACCGTGCTGCCAGTGCCGCCACAATCCGCTGAATCTGCTGCACCTGCGTTGTCTGTTGTGTCATGTCATCCTCCCTCACACGAAAGCAACCTGCCCGCACAGCACGTACTTCGGAGATGTCTCACGTCTCCTAAGCAGGTCGCTTTCGTGTTGCCCCTCTCTTACCCGGAGGGGCTTTAGGTGTTGGCTTTAGGTTGCGATCCTGGCGGACTACGGGATGAATCCGGGGGGATACGCTCCGTGCGCACGGCTTCGCTCTAAGCCCAGATGTGACCGCTACTTCTTCCGCCACCAACACAGAAACAGCATCGCCAGATGGTTGCAATCCGGCTCACCGCTCGATAGCGGTCGGGTTATCCTTTGCGGATTAATCGCGAATCCTCCGCATACTTTGGCCCTAGCATCGCTTGCTATGCTTCGATGCCGCTTCTGTGTTGACCCTCGTTGTCGAGGCGAGGGCTAGCCAGAATCGGGTTACGCTTTCGCGCTTCTGGCACCGTATAAGGAGAGCTGGCTCTTCACCAACAAGTCATGGGGCTGGGCGCTACTCCCGCTTGCATGGATTCTCGCGGCCTACTTGGCTTATCTAGAAAGCCGTTCGATACTTCCTGCCACAATGCTTGAGCTTCTTTCAGCGTGTCTGCGTTTCCACGCCGCCCATGACTTGTTAGCCCTCCGTTTCGTGGAGGAGACGGCTGCACATGGCAGCACCATGGAGGAGAGTCAGTAGTTCAAAACAGCCGTGCCATGTTCCTCAATCACCTTAATCGCGTGGTATTCCGCCACTTCGTAAATCGCTGCTTCCTTCACCGCGCTCAAGATCACAACCAGCCCAAGCAATCCATCGTTTCCGCGCTCCAGACATTCGAGAATCATCTGCATTTCCTCTTGCCCGATCTGATCCTGCATTGCCTCGCTTACTGCAGACAGGTTGCGGGCGTTGAGTGACAGCGTTGACTTGATGTGGCGTGCTGCCTCTTTTGCCTCGCTGTTAATCGCGTCTTGCCGCATTGCTTCTGCGTGCCATTGACGTTGCACTGCCGGTCTTGCGAATAGTTGTGTGCTCATCTCTCATCCCTCCTGGTTATCCGCTGCACTTGTTGCTGTGTGCTGCGTCGATGAGTTCATTATCACAAACGTGTTTTAATAAGTCAACACAAACGTGATTCAAGGTGCGAAAAAATTTCCACACTCCGAATTGCTCGGGAGTAGGGTGGATAGATAGGGGCGAAAAAAATCCCGCACTGGGCGGGATCGTTGCGGAAATTAAAAAGCCGCCCGGAGGCGGCCTTGCTATTTCTTCATGTCTGACGCCGGTGGTGTACTTGGAACCTGGATAATGATCGGGGCAGGCTGGGCGGTGGGAGCCTTCGGGATGGCGTTGTTCAAGACGAAGGTCATGATGGTAATGCCGATCACGCCCATAGCGATGGCCGTACCGACAACCCACTTGATTGTCTCGGCAGTTCCCTTGTGGATATTGGATTCAAACTGGGCGAACTTCGTATCCAGCTTTTCCTCGATGGAGCGCAAACAGCCATCCATCATGGATTCCATTAAAGGCCAAACTTCTTCAATATGGCGGGCAGTAACTGCGCCAGTAGAATGGCGCTGACCACCCACATAATGACGCTGTTCTTGGCCTCGGCGACATCAGCCTTGGTCGAGTAGTTCGACTTAATCACGGCCACATCCCGTTCGAGCGTCGTCAATCGCTCGGCAGTCTTCTCTGCGATGGCTTCAAGTTTTGCGACTCTGGCTTCCATATCAGTTGGTGGTGGTGGCAGGTTATTGGTTCCAGTATAGCCAGTCTTATTTGTGAACGGGAGAAGGTTACTTCCTTTACTCACTTTCCTTGTCCCTCCATTCCCTGAATAAATCTATGCTGTGCTCTCGGATAAAGCCGCAGCGTACGCAGATTGCTGACCATTTCCCGTTTTCCACTATTACCTCTTGGGGGCTTTCCGGGTTTGTTGGCACGTGCCATGTATCGCAACTGCAAAAAGGGCATACCTGTTTAGCGTGAATGCCGTCGAGGAAATCCCCCAACTCGGTAATCGTGATTGTTTCTTGCTTAGACAATATCATTCTCTTCTACACATTCGCCGCTCGTCGCGGTCTTTGATGCCCCGCCCGCGACGAGCGGAGGGTTTAGTTGCAACCGTAGACCGTGCAAGTCTTGCTGTAGAAGTTGCCCCGACTATCAACACCTTGATTGGTTGTCACGCCGCCGTATGTGCTGGTTGTGCCGCTCCATGAGTTGCCATTGGATGCGGTTCCATAGTTATATGTCGTGTTGCCGTAGGTCGAGGAATTCTGAGTCCAGGTGCTGCCGGTAGACGGGTTGCTGCCGTAGACGGTTGTGGTGTTGCCGTATCGATTCACGTTGTATGAGTTGCCACTGTTATCCATGCAGTTATACGACGATCCACTACCATAGCAGGCCGCTTGCGCTGACATGGAAAATGCGGCCAGGGCGGCCGCCATTACAAAGTATTTCTTCATTTTGTTCTCCCAGTTCGGCAACCAGGCGTGCCGATGCGCCTAAGCGGCATTTCGCCGCAAATCTTGCCGCGTAGTATGTCGCATTTACCGACTTTCCGGCGGCTCTTCTTGTTGCTTTCTGGTGACCTGGATGGTCAATCCTTCAGCCCCTATGCGACGAATCAGTTCTTCCAACAGATCGCCAGTGCTGAAATTCCTGATGTTCTTATATTTCTCTGCATCCGCATAATATGATTCCACGGCGAAAATAACTTCAGAGTTCATGGAGCGTCGGGTTATTTCGCACGATTTGTCTATCTGCTCTTTCAGCTTATCTGGAAAGCGGATATTTGACGGGGCAATGTTTCGAAAGCTCATGCCCCCTAGTGTAGGAATCCACCATGCCATACAATAACACCACGGTGGCGAAACTATACCCGCTTTTCTTGCTCTAAAACTAGGTCTTTATGGTGTAGTCTTCCCGTGTAACCTGCTGTACACTGTGTTTACACCCAGTTACATGTTCTCGGGATAGATACCCCGTGCAACTGCATCAATACAAGTGTTGTCTATAGAGGTATAACAGAGAGTTTGTAAAATCTTTGTAAGAAATCGCCTACATAAGTAGGGGATGTATTAGTCTGAGGCAATAGACTGGCCTAACAAAGGAGGGCATATGCTGACGCGGCGGGAACGGGAAAAACTGCTGAAAGAGTTAGCGAAGTATGCCCCTGAAATGGCGGATGAAAATCTGATAGAAACGGTCGGGTTTGTTAAGGATTCCGTCAGGGACAACCCTCGCAAGGATTCCCACCTTACACTTGTTTCCCCCGAGCCTCTTGTTGCTCGTCGGTAGCATTCGTCTTGGCGCTCTTTCGGACATTTTCCGCCATGCGAAGAATGCTCATTTGCCCCGAGTCGGGCAATTGCCAATATATGGCAGCTATTCGCTGAAATCTTTCTAGTGCGATTTTGTGAGCCGGTTCCCCCTCGACCTCTTTCTTTGGCTCAACGTTTCTCCGCTCTATAGCCTTCCCCTCCGGTGAACGTGTGCCGCCCTCCGAAAGCCAGAGAGCATCTATTCCAAGCACATCGGCTATAACCGCAACCTTTCGGCTTGTCTGCCTAATCCCGGCCTCAAGATTCCCGATTGTTGATTGGGAAACCTTGGCAGCATCCGCCAACTGGGACTGAGTCATCCCCTTTTTTTCTCGCGCCCATATCAGGCGTTTTGCAAGCGTGTCCATATCACGAATGTAATAGATTATGCAATCACGTTGGTGTTTCTACGAAAACACATACGTGAGATCACATACGTGTTGACTTGATCAAACACATACGTGATAATTGTTTCCATGAACATGCAAATAATAGTTTCCGATCTGCTCTCGACTGGAATGACTCAGCAGAGGTTGGCTGACTTGGTTCCATGCAGGCAATCAACAATCAACGCCTACTTGCACGGCAAGAGGGGCAAGAGTCCTTCCTTTGAGATTGGAAGGCGTCTCTTCGAGCTGCATGAGGAACTTGTTATAGGCAGGCGCACCGTTCGCCGCAAGAAGAAGCAAGAAACGATTTCATAGAGTTTTCTCCCCGGAAGTTGTGCGGTCGCTCACACAGGGCCGCATTTTTTTCCGCCTGGATTCGAGTTTTTGACCAAGGTCAGTTGTAAGCGCAGTTGCAGGAACTTTTGCATGACGTGTTTTTGGTTGATTGCGTCGATGCAAAAAATTTTACCTAACGCCCCAATGGGAATGTCACAGGGCACTTAATTAAATTTCCAAATCGACACCATGAACACACAAGTAAAGCTCCACACACGCACCAATGCACCTTCCGTCGTCTCAATCGCGAACATCAAAGAAATCCTCACGTACCGCGATGCCGTCATCTTCGGATGGGAGAACCGGCAGATCAAGAACATGACCCAGGCGAGTCTCGCCGAGAGAACCGGCATGCGTCCGTCTCACCTTGCCGACTATCTCGCAAAAGGCGACACCGACGAAAAAGGACGCCCACGTCGCGACATGCCGGCCAAGTACATCCCCGCATTCGAACAAGCAGTAGGCAACAGTTTCGCCAGCCAGTGGTTAGCGATGCAGTCTCAGCTCACGATCCTTGAGGCCATGCTTGCCGATCAAAAGGCATAAGCATGCGCACGGTCGAGGCCCGCGTGAGTTTCGGTGAATACCTGCAGGTGAGGGCAGCGGCAAGCGGTGAGCCGATGGAAGACACGCTAATGAAAATGTTTCAGGCGCGTGGAATCTTGATGGGATCAGACATGAAGCCCGTGCAGCCGGCAGACATCATCACCGACCCGGTAAATGAAGTGTTCGTTTTGAGGCAGTTGCAGTTAATTGACGACTGAAAGGGGAAAGAAATGACGCGCACATCCAAGCAAAAACCCGCACAGAAGGCAAACCTCAAAGAGGTGAACAGCCTGCTCGATATTTGCCTAGCAGAGTGCTATCTGAAGAATGACTCCGCATTGTCTCGCATGCTGGAAGTCTCGCCGTCGGCCATCAGCAAGCTGCGAAATGGAACCCAGTTCCCTAGCGCGTCGTTCCTTGTTTCCATCCACGAGAACATCGGGATTTCGTTTGATCGCATGCGCAAGATCCTCAACGTTGGCTTTGATTACAAATTCTGATCAAAAATGCGCACCCCTAAGCACAAAAAATGCAAGAACAAAGCTTGTGGCGACAAGTTCATCCCTGCTCGCCCCATGCAGCAAGCATGCTCTATCGGGTGCGCAATCATCCTATCGAAGGACAAGCTCCGTGCTGAAGAAGAGGTCAAGGCCAAGGCTGAACGCAAGGAACTCAAGGTGCGCAAGGAAGCAATCAAGACTCGCTCCGATTGGATGCGTGAAGCGCAGATTGAGTTCAACAAATTTATTAGGTTGCGCGACCAATTGGCCGGTCATCCATGCATCTCCAGCGGTAAGCCCCTGGACTGGTCAGGCAACAACGTGGATGCCGGCCATTACCGCAGCACCGGATCAGCTCCCCACCTCCGTTTTGACGAACGCAACGTGCACGCACAAAGCAAACAAGACAACCGCTATGGAGCTGGCAGGGCCGTCGATTACCGCATCGGCCTGATCGCCAGGATCGGCCTGGAAGCCGTCGAAGCACTTGAGGCAGACCAGACGCCGCGCAAGTGGACGATCGACGAACTGAAGGCCATCAAGGCTGAGTACAAGCGCAAGTTCAAAGAATTGAAAGCTGCACAAACAGGGACGGGGAAACTGTGAGCATCGCACTTATGACTCTAGCGTGGAAATCAGACTTGCCTTCCGGTTGCAAGCTGGTCTTGCTTGCACTCTGCGACAACGCAAACGACCAAGGGGAGTGCTATCCATCCATATCCATGCTTACCAAGAAGTGCAGCATGAGTGAGCGTAGCGTGTTTAACCACATTGCCGACTTGGAATCTATTGGGGCAGTTAAGCGCAACGTGCGTCCAGGACGCAGCACGGTTTATCACCTAGACCCCTGCAAATTCTGCACCCCTGCAAAATCTGCACCCCTGCAACCGTTGCACCCTACCCCTGCAAAATCTGCACCCCCACCCCTGCAACCGTTGCACCCCACCCCTGCAACCGTTGCACCCATAACCATCATAGAACCATCAATAGAACCGTCAGGTAACCATCATAAGCGCGTCAAGGCCGCGCAACCTTCTTCCTCGCTCCCCGACTGGATGCCAGTGGATGCATGGAATGGATACCTAGAGATGCGCAAAAAGAAGCGCAAAGAGCCAACCGCCAGAGCTGTTGAACTCTTGATTATCGAACTTGAGAAGCTCAAAGCCGCCGGGCAAGACATAGCCGCCGTGCTGGACAAATCGACCGTGAACGGCTGGACGGACGTGTATCCATTGAAGGCCGAGGCTAATGCTCGCGCTTCACCGCAACCGCAATCCACTCAACTCGGCAAAGCCGGGCAAGCCACAGCTGCAGCAGCGCAACGACTCATCGAAAGGATGCAAAGTGAACAAGCAAACTGATTTCGTCCCGTTCCTGAAGACCTTAACGGCCGTTGCGGACTACTACGGCAAAGAGCTGTCAGAGGGCGTTCAGATGCTGTACTGGCAGGGCCTGGAGCAATTCGACTTCGCCGCCGTGGAAAAAGCACTTTGGGACCATGCCCGCAATCCCGACACCGGCCAGTTCATGCCGAAGATCGCCGACGTGGTGAAGATGCTCCAAGGTTCCACGCAGGACTCAGCCCTGCAAGCTTGGGCGAAGGTAGATCGCGCCGTCCGCTGTGTCGGCAATTACCGTTCGGTGGTCTTCGACGATGCGCTGATCCATCGGGTGATTTCCGAAATGGGTGGCTGGGTGCAGCTTGGCACGAAAGGTGAGGACGAATGGCCGTTCGTGCGCAACGAGTTCGTGAACCGGTATCGCGGCTACCGGATGCGCAGCGAGACGCCGGAATACCCGCCCGTCCTGATCGGCATATCCGAGGCATCGAACAGCAAGAGCGGCTATGCACACACCGAGCCGCCCATGCTGATAGGAGATGCAAAGCAGGCGGAGCGTGTCATGCGGCTGGGCGCTGACAAGCCGATTCTCGCAATCAAGCAGATGGGCGCAGAGGCCGCATCAAGAACGCTGCGCCTGGTGCATTCGGTAGAGCAGGTTTGAAACCAAACAGGGAGGGAAAAATGATGATCGATCCGGATATTTGCTGCAAGGTCTGCCAAATGGCAGCCGACTCAATCACCTCACGAGCACTTGACATGCGCTGCGTCGATTGCTGCGTTCGACACCTGCTGCAGACAATCGACTCGCTGGAGAGATTCGGCCGGCCGGGGCACAAGGAACGAATCGAGGACAAGCTTTTTGTGGCACTAGAGCGGAGGGTACATGAGGAACGTGATTGCAAAGTTACTGCTATCCCTAGCGAACCGGGTTGCAACCGCAAAGACGATAAGCAGCGCACGCGGTAATTGGCAGTTCAGACGAGAGTGGTTTGCAGAGCCGTACAACGTTGACACAGAGAAAGGAAAGTGAAATGGCGACAGAAAAGGAATCAAGCGGCGGTATCGGATTTGGCGGCATGCTGGCCATCGTGTTTATCGTCCTGAAGCTGACCGGCTTTATCGATTGGTCTTGGTGGTGGATCACAGCGCCGATCTGGGGCGGCGTATTCGCGTGGGTGGGAACCATCATCCTGCTGTTCGCCGGGTTCGGGCTGGCTGGCATCTTCGAGCGCCGGAAAGCTCGCCGCTGGAATGCCCGGAAACGCCATTTATAGCCCGCTGGCTGCGTTCATTTGATGCGGGTAATGGTTGCGTATGGGTAAGAGAAAAAACGTCTCAAAACGCGAGGATGGGAGATGAGCGAAAAGCCGATAACTAAGGAAGAGCTGTACGCAACACACATCGCCGGAGGCCGGCACAACGGCGAGGAATCGAGAGCGTTACCGAAACGTTACTACGGCGATCCAGCCGACAGTTTTGAGTACCCAAGCGAGAGGGCGCGCAGGGAAGAGGCTAAGAGGGTGGCTAGAGCAAAAGGGAGGATGACAAAGTGATCGAAATTAAAAAGTGTGAGCGCGGTTGCCTTGATCGAATCAAAGAACTGTTGTGCGAATGGGCGGCATGGCACGAGGACAAGCTCGCATCAGGTTATCCTGGTCAGTCCGCATTCGCAACTGAGCGCGTGGATAACAGCAATCGGAGTACTGACACATATTCCGAGATGCCGGAGGATATAAAGCGATTGAACGATGAAATTGAACGGCTGGCACCAGCATTTAAGAGTGTGCTCTCCCTGGAATATCTTGACCGCCGGCCACAGAAGGTAAAGGCGGCAGTGTTAGGCATTCCACGGCAAGTATTCTCGCAGCGACTTTTGTGGATTTATGAGCAGCTCAATTTTGCAATGTTTGGAGGGTGAAATGGGTTATCTGTACCCAAGCAAAAAGGACATTGGCGAGGACGTGGCACAGGAAACCGCCGCAATTAACACGGCAATTACTGCCATGTCAGAGGCGATTGAGGATTGCCCTTTGAAAGACCACGTGAAGGTCTATGCGGCAATTGAGTTGGCGTTTAAGTATGGCGACAGGGAGTATGTCGAAGAGGTTTTTAACGAAGTTCTCTTGTTCAAGCCGGGGAAATGATGCAAGAAACCAATTTTTGCCGCCAAGTCATGAAAGCATTTTCTGCATATGTGAATATTCCCGAGAGTGTGGGCCGAGAGTACGCAGAAGACCTTTCCCCCATATGGAATGTTGTTGATCTGATAGGGCGTTCGAGAAAATTCATTCTGCCCTATACAGGCAGGTTATTCGAAGACAGGCAGTATCGGGGAATTGACGAGAATGAGCCATTACGTTTGCCTTTTCCGGTAATTGCGCTGGAGTATTTTGCCGACAAAAGCGCAGGAGTTTCCAATCCTGGCTTGTTATCGTCAAAGCGGCTTGTTCTGGCGCGGGAGGAAGAATTTGGAATCGTTGTGACTCCGGTTATCTGGATTGACAAAGACCAGGAGTGGACTCCAATGCCGGAATGCGCATTACCCTCAATAGGGTATTTAGATAGGAATAACCTGAGAGATGGCTACGCAAAAATAATCGCCAATTTCGCAGATCCTCGCATCCCTATTGAAGACTATGCGGATGAAATGGGGGCACTGCTTACATTTTTGAGTGCTATTCAGTGCTCTAACGTGAAGGTTGACCGTATCGAGAGGAAGAAAGGGAAAACAAAGCTGAAAGCACCATTTCCTTTCGATACCTACCACGTATTAAGTATTGAAACAACAAAGACGGTAAATCGTGGCGGTTCGGCTGGCATTTCTGAGCGCCACTCTCCAAGGGAGCATTTACGGAGGGGGCATATCAGACGATTGGAGAGCGGCGCAAAGGTTTGGGTAAATGCCGCCGTTGTTAATGCTGGAATGTGTGGAAAGGCGAACAAAGATTATCGAGTGTCATGACAATTTAGTGGTGGTAAACGTGTCATGCACAAAGTACTATTAAATATGTAAGCTGGCGAGCGCTGCGCACTAAAGCGCCGCTGGCTTCTCCGTGGAGGTAACAATGCGTACCACAAACGAAGCAATCCGCCGCGAGCTAACCGGCACCATGCCCACTGGCGAGAACAAGCTGGCCGGGAAAACGTTCCGCGTGATCCACCACAAACCCGAAACGGCGCTCCCGACCGTCGATTTACTGGAGGGATTCACCCTGTTCATGAATGACGGCGAATTCCCGGTGATGGTTAATGGCGTCGAGGTGCCGCCGGGTGAGGCTCGTGCATTTAGGCGAGCATCATGACCTATCCAATGTGGATATTCTGGCTGCTGCTGTACTGGCGGCCAGTAATCGCGCTATGAAGAGAGTCGCCTATCCGTTGGGAACTCCCGGCGGTAAATAGACTTGGCCGAGTATAGGCGGCTCCCTTGATGGCGCTGCTGAACCGTTATCCAGATTCCCTCCCTTGTTTGGATACCGGTTCGGCTGGCCGTCAACCATTTACGATAGCGCCCGAAAGGGGAAATGCTGGGCTGAGACATGCCCGGTAAGCGAAAGCTGAAGCGGGTTCAACTCCCGCCGCTATCACCAATTTCCCACTTGGGACTTGAAACCCTCGAAAGAGGTCGTCCGGGTTGATCGCCGGATGTATTGCCGTCGTAGCTTAGTTGGTAGAGCACTCGCCTTGTAAGCGAGCGGTCGGAGGTTCGATTCCATCCCGATGGCACCAATTTCCGCGCTACGGCGCAAGCCTGCACGCTCCACCGATAGGGGCGGCGGGCAACTCATTTGGAGCCATCATGGCGAAATTCAGAAAAAAGCCGGTGGTGGTTGAGGCGTTCAGGCTTGGTCTTGAGTCTATGCCTGATTGGTTTTTGGATGCACGCACGGCCAACGCAGTGACGACGCACAACGAAGATGGGCGATGGAGAGGTGGCCCTGACTATGCGCTAATCGAAACGCTTGAGGGTACACATCGGGCTAACTTCGGCGACTACATCATCCAAGGCGTAAAAGGCGAGTTGTACCCCTGCAAGCCAGATATCTTCGCCGCCACGTACGAGATTGCTTTGGAGTGATGATGCTAAATAGTAACGAACTATCGGCAAGGCAACATCCGCCCCATCAGCGCCACGCGGAAAAGCACCGCGCATCTTAATTACGACCCCCTTTAACGAGGCCGGAACAATCGAAAGAACTCCGGAATGTGAATGTCTGAGAACAAACCCAAAACAGACAGAAAGGCACCTAAAACCGCTTTCAAGCCCGGCCAATCCGGCAACCCTGGCGGACGACCGAAACTTCCGGAAGACGTAAAGAATGTCCGGGAATTGGCGCGCAGCTTCACACAAGAAGCCGTGAACGCACTCGTTGATGTACTTCGCGAGGGCGGCGCATCTGCCAAAGTGAGTGCAGCCCAAGCCCTGCTAGACCGTGGCTGGGGTAAGGCTGAAGCCAATATCAATATGACGGTCAAACGCAGCGCGAAAGAACTGACGGATGATGAACTCGCAGCTATCGCAGCAGGAAGCGGCGCAGACTCTACTCCAGCGCAGGCAAGCGCGGGTGAGTCTGGCCAGCTTCATTGACTACCTCGATCTAGGGTTCTGCCCGGCAGCGCATCACAAGCTGCTGATGGGAAGTCTGGAAGCCATTGAGCGCGGCGAGATCGAGCGGCTGATGGTCTGCATGCCGCCTGGATCTGCAAAGAGTACCTACACAAGCGTCATCTTCCCCGCATGGTTCATGGGGCGCAATCCAGCCATGAGCGTGATTGCCGCCAGCCACACGCAAGAATTGGCCGAGCGGTTCGGTCGCAGGGTGCGAAACATTGTTGCCGGTGTCGATTACAGCAATCTCTTCGGCATATCGCTCTCTGACGACTCGCAAGCTGCTGGGCGCTGGGACAACACGAAGGGTGGCGAATACTTTGTCGCTGGCGTTGGCGGCTCGATTACTGGCCGCCGTGCTGATCTAGCCATCATTGACGACCCGGTAAAGAGCCGCGAAGACGCAGACAGCGAGCGCAGCCGTGAAAAGGCTTGGGATTGGTATGTCAATGATCTGCTGACCCGCTTGAAGCCTGGAGCGCGGCAAATCGTTGTCATGACCCGTTGGCATGAAGATGATCTTGGCGGGCGAATTCTCGATCGGGAGCGCGATCGCTGGCATGTGATCGAGCTGGCGATGGAGGCCATGCCGAACGATCCATTAGGCCGCAAGACTGGAGAGCGTCTCTGGCCCGAGTGGTTCACCGATGACATGGTTGCCGTCGCAAAGATGGACGTGCGCGCGTGGAATGCGCTCTATCAGCAGCAACCAGCAGCAGAGGACGGCGATTACTTCAAGGCTGAGTGGTTCGGCGAGTACGAGGATGCACCGGAAAACCTGAACATTTACGCAGCCAGTGACTATGCAGTCACAGAAGGCGGCGGCGACTACACAGAACATGGCGTTGTCGGCGTCGATCAGAACTCGAACATTTATGTGTTGGATTGGTGGTACGGCCAAACGGCAGCAGACGAATGGATCGAGCGCAAGTGCGATCTGGTCCTGCAGCACAAGCCGCGCTGCTGGTTCGGTGAGTCCGGCCCAATTCGGCGAAGCGTCGAACCGTTCATGATGAAGCGCATGCAGGAGCGCAATGCTTACTGCCGCATTGAATGGCTGGCGAGTATTGCAGACAAGACAGCGCGCGGACGATCAATCCAAGCCCGCGCAAGCATGGGCAAGGTGTTTTTCCCTAAGCATGCGCCCTGGAAGGCCCACGTTATGGGGCAGCTGCTCAAGTTTCCAGCCGGTAAGCATGATGATGCCGTTGACGTGTTCACATTGATCGGGCGTGGGCTTGAGTTCGTGAAGGATGTGCCGAAGCCGAGGCAGAAAACAGAGCGCCGCATCGTAGCAAGCGGATGGATGGGGTGACCCTGACGACAAAGATTGCAAGAGCCGCCTAGAGCGGCTTTTTTCATTTATGGCCTACGACGACGACAAAAAAGACGACTCATTGAGCGACGACGAGACGATCCTCAAGGAAGCACACGAGGATTTCAAGCTCTGCCAGGCTGCCGAGAAGGAAAACCGCGAGGCTGGGCTTGATGATCTGGAGTTCGCACGTCTGGGCAAACAGTGGCCTGATTCCGTCAAGGACAAGCGTGAGGCCGAGCAGCGCCCGTGTATGACGTTCAATCGCATGCCGACGTTCATCCGCCAGGTTGTCAACGATGGCCGGCAGAACAAGCCAGCGATCAAGGTTCATCCTGCCGACGATCAGGCCGACCCGAAGACAGCGGACGTGATCAACGGGCTGATTCGCAATATCGAGTACACCAGCGGCGCGGATATTGCCTATGACACAGGTCTGGACTTCGCTGCGTCCTGTGGATTCGGCTATTGGCGTGTCGATGTCGAGTATGCCCATGACGACACATTCGACATGGACATCCAGATCAACCCGATTCATAACCCGTTCTCTGTGTTCGGTGATTGGGCTGATGTGGGTGCTGATTCGTCGAATTGGAATCGCGCTTTCGTGGTCGATTCGATGGAGAAGAGCGTCTTCGAGGCCAAGTACAAGGGCAAAGAAAAGGTCGATTGGGACGGCGACACGTACAGCAAGATGCCCGCCGAATGGATGGAGGGCGAAAAGGTCATCGTTGCTGAGTATTGGAGACGCAGGGAAGAGCCCAGCACGCTCTATCTGCTGTCCGATGGTCGCGTGGTTCGCAAGGATTGGTTCGACGCGCCGGTTGAGGGTATCGAGGCGCTCTATCCCGAAGCCGCAGCCGTGACGAATGGCGCAGTGTTGCAGCAATCCGGCGTGACCGTGACAGACGAGCGTGAGACCAAGAGTTACAAGGTCTGTCAGTACGTCCTGAACGGTGTGGAAGTGCTGGACAAGCGGGAATGGTCGGGGAAATACATCCCGATCGTGCCGGTGTACGGCGAAATGATCAACGTCGAGGGCAAGCGTGTCCTGAAATCGCTGATCCGCGATGCCAAGGACGCGCAGCGCAATTTCAACTACTGGCGTACCACGACGACAGAGTTGATCGCCCTTGCTCCGAAGATGCCATTTGTTGGGGCTGTCGGCCAGTTCGACACCGATGCCGATAAGTGGGCGCGCGCGAATACTGATTCCGTGCCGTACATCGAGTACGACATGATTGAGGGCGCACCTATGCCGCAGCGCCAGCCGTTCGCCGGTGTGCCAGCTGGTGCGCTCCAAGAGGCGCTGAACGCTTCCGACGACATGAAGACGATCATCGGCATATTCGATGCATCGTTGGGGGCCAGGAGCAACGAGACGAGCGGACGCGCGATCAATGCGCGCAAGACCGAAGCTGACACCGGCACGTTCCACTTTATCGACAACCAGGCGCGTGCCATCCGTCACACTGGCCGCATCATCATCGACCTGATCCCGTCGGTCTACAACAAGAAACGCATCATCCGCGTGATGGGCGAGGACAAGCAGCCGGCCAACGTGCCGATCAATCAGCCGCTGCAACCTGGGCAGGTTCCGCAGGATGAAGACGGCATGGCGCAGGTTTTCAACCTCACAGCAGGCAAGTACGACCTGACCGTTGACGTTGGCCCGGGCTTCCAAACCAAGCGCGAGGAAGCTGCCTACGGCATGACTGAGCTGCTGCGCGCCTTCCCGGCTGCAGCTCCGGTGATCGGGCCGGAACTCGCCAAGGCGCAGGATTGGCCAGGGGCTGAAGACATCGGCAAGAAGCTGGAAGCGCTCACCGGTGGCGGCAACAATCCGCAACTGATGCAGGCACAGCAGCAATTGCAGCAGGTCGGGCAGCAGAACCAACAGTTACAGCAGCAATTGCAATCGATCCAGCAAGACAAGTCACTTGAGGCGCAAAAGCTGCAGATCGACATGTTCAATGCCGAGACGAACCGGCTCAAGGCGATGAAGGAAATCCAGCCGCCGCCAGTGATCGACAACGGACAGCAGCGAGAGATGACAGAGAGCGAAAAGATGGAGTTTGACGCCGCAGTCAAGATCAGGCTCAAGGAAATGGATATCGCCGGCCAGCGTGAGCTTGCCTTGCTGAACAGGCAGCCGGCTGGGCCTGCCGAACAGGAAGAACCTGACCTCGACGAGAACGGCGAACCGATCCCGCCGCCGCCTGATCCAGTGTTGTCCGGCATGCAGGCGCTTGCCATGCAGATGGACGAACTCAAGCGCTTCATCAGCGCGCCTCGTGTGCTGGTGCGGGATGAGCAAGGGCGGCCGGCTGGCTCGCGTGTTGACCTTGGAGAACAGCAGCAATGACAACAGGCTACGCAACAGGGCTTCGCAATGCGCAGCTCGACGCAATCACGACATTTGCCGGTAACGGCGCAAAGCTGAGGATTTACGACGGTTCGCGCCCGGCAACCGGTGGCACGGCAACGAACCTACTAGCGGAATTCACCCTTGGTTCGCCATTCGCATCTTCCGCGTCGAGCGGCTCGCTGTCGCCAACGCTGCCAAGCAACGTCAATGCCTCGGCATCTGGCACGGCAACCTGGTTCCGCATCGTCAAGGCAGACGGCACGACACATGTCTTGGATGGCTCCGTTGGCACGTCAGGAGCCGACTTGAACCTGAACTCGACATCGATTTCAAGTGGTGTCGCGGTGTCGATCACCTCGTTTTCGATCACTCGCGGGAACGCATAATGTACGCAGACGCAGTACGCTGCACCCATAACGGCACGGGCGGCTCCAGTACGCTGACGCTTGCCTCGGTCTCCGGCTGGCCGCAGCCGACCGATGTATTCGGCACGAGCGGCACCAAGTTCGTCGAATACGAGATTTGCGAGTACACGGATAGCACGTTTGCGACACTCAGCAAGTACGAAGCCGGGTATGGATCGCTGGTCCTCTCAACGAATGTCCTGACGCGCACCGCGATCCTCAAGACATGGAACAGCACAACGTACAACGCCGCGAACCCGACCGCGCTTTCCTTCGGCAACACTGCGGCGAATATTCAGATTTTGCTGTCCGCGACGACTGCAAACACGCGTTCCGGCCTGATGTCAACGTTGAGCCTGACCGGCTCAAATTCGGACGTCTGGCAGCCGTTTAATACTCGCGTCACCTACGATTCCAACGCTTCCACGTTCACGACGACGAACGGCAATAGGCTCTATATCCCTATCGAGTATATCTACACGCGCCCAATTACTCAGGTGTCGGTAGAGGTGACGACGGGTGTGGCGAGTGGCGCAGTTCGAATGGGCCTGTATGACGTCGATCCATCGACCGGCGGACCTGTGAACCTGATCACGGAATTCACGTCGGCGGCGCAGATCGACGCCAGCACGACAGGATTCCGCTCTGTGACGATGGGCTCGCCATTCTGGACGCCTCCCGGCATTTACTGGCTATGCATCCAAAGCAACAGTTCGACGATTGCCTTGCGGCGACTGGCCCATTACGGCCACAGCCTGTTATCAACAAATGGCTCTTCCCGTGACATTTTGATGGCCGATAAGGGTGCGACCTACGGCGCATTGCCAGCTACAGCAGACGCATCCTTCTCGACACCTTACAACCGCTCCGGTGGCGGACAAGTGGCAGGGTTCTACAAATGACGCCTGAAATTCAGAATTACCTGTCGAATCAGGTTTTGCCCGATCTGCGGCTCACCGCGAAGCTCAAGATTTATGCGTTTCTGCCGGACTGGAAGCAATCGAACTGCAACGCTCGCATGAACGAGCTGAACATGATTCACTACTCCCGCGAGTGGACGGCGGATGAGCAGACGGAAGTGGCCGGTTATCAGGCTCTATGGGACCGCGCAAAGGGCATCCGCGAGGCTTCGAACGTGCACGAGGCAAACCTGACTGCGATTGCGAACACGGAAGGCGCAACGCTGACCGACATATTGGCATACGACTACACAACCGGCTGGCCGGAGTAAATCATGGCGCTCGGGCTTTCGCCACTTGGCACAGTACCGCTTGGCCTCGGTAATGCGGCGGCTGCCTCAAGCAGTACAACAGGAACGATAAGCTGGACAGAGGCAGACGATAGCTTTTCCATCGCTGGCACCCTCACAGATGCAGGAACCATCGCCTGGACGGAGGTCAACGACACTGCATCTATCGCTGGCGCGCTGACCGTTTCAGGTTCTGCTGCTTGGACCGAAGCGGATGACACGGTATCGATCGCAGGCTCACTGCCTGCGTCTGCAACCATTGCGTGGACTGAGGACAGAGACACTTTCAGCATGTCCGGCTCTGCTGCCCAGACCAATGTCTGGTATGGCGGCGGCTACTCGGTCATGCCGCGCCGAACCGCTGAAGATCGCCGCCGGCAGCGCGAAGAGCTTGGGATCCTCCCCAAGCGCGTCGAGAGTGCAATCAACGCGGTGGTCGAGCAGCAGGCCGACAAGGCAGAACGGCAGGTAATACCAACATTCGACTACGAGGCAGCGCGCCGCCAACTGCAGGCCGAGTTCGACCGCAGAAACATCGAGTTAAAGGCAATTTATGAGCGAGCGCTGGAAGACCAGTTGCACGCAAAGCTGCTCCAGCTTGCCCTGGCAGCGAAGCAGCGACAAGAAGACGACGACGAGTCAGCCGTGCATCTGCTGCTGATGTAGTCACAAACCAGTTCAGTTTTTCGAAAGCCCGTTCCGAAAGGTTCGGGCTTTTTTTATTCCACCAACCCGACAGGGAGTGAACCCATGTTTGATGAAGTACAGACCAATCAGGACGCCGCACCGGACAACACTCAGGCTGCGGGTCAGTCGGAAGTCTCCAACGAAGCACCGCAGGACGACGAGTCGCTTCTGAGTTCGGACTCCGGTAACGCGGAACAATCCGAAGAAGAAAACGACGAGTTAGAGGTTGACGGCAAAAAGTTCGCACTCCCCAAGAGCGCGGCTGAAAAGCTGAAAGCCGAACGCATGATGCACGGCGATTACACCCGCAAAACGCAGGAACTCGCCGAACAGCGCCGCACCTTCGAGGCTGAGGCGCAACGGCATCGCCAGGAGCAGCAGCAGTACATCGCTGATTACGCCAAAGTCGTCGCAATCGATGACCAATTGGCCGAACTCAACAAGATCGATCTGGCGCAGTACATCGACAGCGATCCTTCAGGTGTGCAGCGGATCATGCTCCAGAAACAAGCGCTTCAAGCAAAGCGCGACGAAGCAGTAAACGCACTCGAACACAAACGCCATCAAAACGCATTGAATGAGCAGCAAAGCCTTGCCAAGCAAGTTCAAGACGCGGAGGCCTATTTCGCGCGCGAGATTAGCGGCTGGTCGCCGGACCGCAGCAACCAACTGAGAGCTTACGGAGTTGCTGAAGGAATCCCCGCAGAAGTGATTGCACAGACGGCATTGAAGCATCCCGCCTTCGCAAAACTTCTGCACAAAGCACAGCTTTACGACCAGATCGCCAAAAAACCAACCCCGGCGGCACCGCCAACGCCACAGGCCAAGCCTGCAGCCAAGGTAGGCAACAACGCAACGGTGAAAAAGGACCCGTCGAAGATGACGGATGCCGAATTCGCCGAATACCGCCGCCGCACCTCTCAAAACCGTAGGAAATAGGAGTTTCCAACATGAGCAATACATTCAAAGTAGTTGACATGGTGACCCGTGAGTCACTGCGCATCCTGCACGAAAAGGCAGCATTCATCGGCACCGTGGATCGTCAATATGACGACTCGTTCAAGCAGAACGGCAAGGGCAAGATTGGCTCTACGCTGCGCGTGCGTGAGCCGAACATGTACACCCGCCGGCAAGGTTCGCGCGTCATGGACGTTCAAGATCAGAACGAAATCACGCAGACCATCACTGTCGCGACGCAGGACGGCGTTGATATGCGCTTCAACTCTGCTGAACTGATCCAGTCGGTGAACAGCGATGCCGCGTTCGATGATCTGTCAAAGAACTACATCGAGCCGGCCATTTCTGTGCTGATTTCCGGTATCGAGTCCGATTTCATTGCTGCCAGCACCAAAGCCACCTACAACACCGTCGGCACCGCCGGAACGCCGCCGACCGACTTGGTGGCTGTCGGTGCTGCACGCGCCAAGTTGAACCAGTGCCTGGCACCGAAGGACGGCAACCGCTTCATCATGGCCGATTCGGTCACGATGGGCGGCATGGTCAATGGTCTGAAAGGCTTGTTCCAGGACTCCTCGCAGATCAAGGAGCAGTATCGCGAGGGCATGATGGGCCGTACCGCCATGGCCGATTGGTACGAGAACGATCGTATGTGGACCATGACGAACGGTTCTGACGTGACCGGCACGACGGATGCAACCGGCCTCGGAACTGCCAACTCGGACGGCAGCTACAGCCTGATCGACATGCATACGACCATCGCTGTGAGCGCGCAGAAGGTCGGCCAGGTGTTCACCATCGCCGGCGTCTATGCCTGCCATCCTGAGACGAAAGCGGCTTACAGCTCGCTGCAGCAGTTCACCATCACAGCAATCGGCGCGCAATACACGACCGTTTCCCCGGCGATCGTGCTGTCTGGCGCGCGGAAAAATGTCGTGAAGTCCGACGGCACCGCACTGGCTACGACCGACTTCAACAGCCAGACGCTGACTTTCGTCGGCAACGCCTCGACCTCGTACCTGCAGAACCTGATGTATCACAAGGAGGCATTCCAGTTCATCACGGCTGACTTGCCGCTGATGGACGACGCCCACAAGTGCGTGCGCCGGACTCAGGACGGAATCAGCGTGCGCGTCTGGATGGGCTCGGACATCCGCAACGACGAGTTGCTGATGCGTCTGGACATCTTGTACGGCTTCGCGGCGCTGCGTCCCCAGTGGGCATGCCGGATCACGAACTAATTCACAGGGCTTCGGCCCTGTTTCCTCATTCTGCAAAGGAGTAAATCATGGCTTCGTATGAACAAGTCACCTACAACAGCCCGGACGGCGCGCAAATCGGTCAGTCGGCTTCCGAAAAGGTCGCGTTTTATGGCGCGGTCCCCGTCATTCAACGCGCATACAGCTCGGCGGTTCACGCCACCAGCGCGGCATCGGTAAGCGCCTCCTTCGGTGCTACGCAGTTGGCGATTCTGCAGGAAATCCAGAACACATTCATTGGTTTGGGCATCTGGGCGACTGTGTAACGTCAATGCCTGGCCCTGC